TGGTAATACTGCAGCACCTACTGCTGCTGGTAACGCCAACCCGCTGTCAGTTATTGCCCGTATGGGTCGTAAACTGGACCAGCAGAATGTAGACTCGCAAGGCCGCTGGCTCGTAGTTGACCCAGTCTTTGCTGAACTTCTGAAGGACGAGGACTCACGTTTGTTCAACGCTGACTTCGGTGGTTCTGGTCTGCAAAATGGTCAGATGGCAGGAACCATTCATGGTTTCACCATCCACGTCTCTAACAACCTTCCATCAATTGGTTCTGGTCCTGCTACTGAAGCAGACACCAACTCAACCAACTACGGTGTGATTGTTGCTGGTCATTCTTCTGCTGTTGCTACTGCAGAGCAGATTAACAAGACCGAAACTTACCGTGACCCTGACAGCTTTGCTGACATTGTTCGTGGAATGCATTTGTATGGCCGCAAGATTCTTCGTCCCGAAGCACTTGTCAACGCCATCTACAACGTCCGTTAAAGGGAGATTAGAAAATGGCTACAATTACTGCTACTCTTGCTCCTGCTATGGGTAATTCCCAGCGTGGACGCAATCCGTACATGGTTGAGCAGGTCGTTGACCTTACTGCTAACAGCATCAATCCTAACGGTGACGTAGTACAGTGTATCACTGTTCCTGCGAACACCAAGATTCTTGCTGCTGGTTTTCAGGTAACTTCCAGTGCAACTCAGAACACGGGTACTGATGCTACTGCCATCCTTGGCACTGGCGCAGACGACAACGAATACGTAACAGCGTTTGACATTGACGGTGCTGCTGATGGTGCTTATGCACCTAGCGTAACTGTCTCTGCTGACCTTGTTATCGGTACTGCGGACACTCTGGACCTGACCCTTGCTGGTTCAGGTGCATCGTTCACTGCCGGTGAAATTCGTGTCTTCGCCGTGATGATGGATGTAAGCGCACTTGGCGAAATGGAAGCTGCTGAAGTTTCCCGTGACCAAGCCTAATTAAACGAGGGGGCTGGGCAACTGGCCCTCTCTTTTTACCTTTAAGGATTTCAGATGGCATATACCTACCTTGACATTACGAATGAAGTATTGGCTCGTTTTAATGAAGTATCATTGACGAGTTCTAACTTTACTGCATCTCGTGGATTTCAAACACAGTGTAAGAATGCTGTGAACGATGCCATCAATTACATTTTCCAACGAGAGTTCGGGTGGTCATTTAGCCACGCACTTCAAACCGAAACTCTTGTAGCTGGCACCACACGTTACTCAATTGGTGCTACAGTTTACAACGTAGACTACGAGACCTTCCGTATTTCAAAGGATGACTCTCTTGGTGTGGCTGGTACAACGCTGCGCATCATGGACTATAACCAGTATGTCGATACACACATCGACCAAGAGAGTACATCAGATGTAGGTGCAGTGCCACTGTACGTATTCCGTACACCAGACAATAACTATGGCCTGTACCCTTACCCAGATAAAGCATACACACTCAAGTATGACGCATATGTAAGGCCGACTGCCTTGTCTGCTGCTACAGATGCACCCACAATCCCTGAACAGTTTCGTCAGGTAATTGTAGATGGTGCCACCGCATACGGCTATCAGTATCGTGGTGAAGCACAGCAATATGGCATTAACTTTGCTAGGTTTGAAGAAGGCATTAAGCATATGCAGAGTTTGTTTATTAACAGGAACTATAGCTACGTGCGTTCTACGTACATTCCGCAATCACAACGGTACGGTACTTCAGTATTTCCGACAGGGGGCTAACACATGGCTGATGAAGCGCAACTCAGTCCGTATGTGTTTGCCTGTGAAGGTGGATTGGTTCTTGACCAGCCAACCTTTAAGATGCAACCCGGCATGGCTCTTGAACTAGAAAACTTTGAGCCAGATACACGTGGTGGATACAGACGTATCAATGGCTACCTAAAATGGAATAGCAATATTGTTCCACAGACTGCCAGTTCTACTGAAAAAGTATTGATGTCTGCGTACTTTAACAGTAAAGTTATTGCAGCACGAGGTGAGAAAGTATTTGAAGTAGCTAGTGGTAGCGGTTCATGGTCAGAGATTGATACAGGACGTACTAGTGCTGGTAAGTATACACACCATCGTTATAATCTAGGTGGCACAGAACATATTGTTTGGGCTGACGGTGCCAACCACGCTACCAAATATGATGGCACTACAGTAACAGACTTAAACGCTACAGGCGCACCAGCCAATCCGAAGTTTGTAACGGGTTTTAAAGATGCGTTGTTTTTTGCAGGACATACTTCTAATAAAGAAGAGATTATCTTTACTGCACCCTTTACCGACAGCGACTTTAGTACAGCTAATGGTGCAGGTAGTCTTCGCATTGACAGTCAAGTAACAGCACTGTTTCCGTTTCGTAACGAACTGATTATATTTGGCGAAGAACGTATATACAGACTGACAGGTAACACAGTTGCAGATTTTGTACTCCAACCAATTACAAGAGATATCGGATGCCTTAACGGCTTTACTGTCCAAGAACTTGCCGGTGACATCATATTCCTTGGGCGAGATGGTCTTCGCACCGTTGCAGGTACAGAAAGAATTAATGATGTTGAACTGGGAACTATATCAAGCAATGTCAAAGAGTTGTTTAGGGATACTGACGTAGACGAGTTTGATAGCGTAGTTGTGCCAGACAAGACACAGTATAGGCTGTTTAAAACTGGCTCACTTACCGAAGCAAATACATTAGGTGTAATTGCAGTTCGTAAACAGCAAGGCTATGAGTTTGCCACATTAAAGGGTATTAAACCTTCTTGCACAGACTCATTTACGGCGCAGGGTGAAACATTTGTATTGCACGGTTCTGCTGATGGATTTGTATATAGGCAAGAACAAAGCAATCAGTTTAACGGTACAAACATCATAGGACGCTATCGTTCACCAGATATGACAATGGGCGATGCGGGTATACGTAAAAACTTTCAGCGTGTTATTATTAACTATTCACCAACCGGCGCACTAAACTCTGATTTGTTTTTACGGTACGACTATGAGTCGCCGGATGCTGCAAGACCAGAAGCATATCCGTTTGACAGTTCAACAGTTGTGGCACTGTATGGAACATCGGTATATGGCACGGCAACATACGGTGGTCAGTCTAACCCTCTGACTAGACAGCCTGTAGAGGGCAGTGGATTTGCGGTAGCAATGCGTGTGGTGGACAATGCAACATCAGCCCCATACACACTTAAAGGTTTTCAGTTAGAATTTGATGCAGGAGCAAGACGCTAATGGCAGGTTATACTAGACAGTCATCCTACACAGACGGTGACGTTATTAATGCGTCAGACAGTAACAACGAATTTAACCAGATACTGGCTGCATTTGTAAATACGTCTGGACACAAACACGATGGCACAGCCGCTGAAGGTCCAGTCATTGGATTGATTGGTGACCCCGGCGTAGCCACACCACTAAACAAAGTCGTGGTGGATGACACGAACAATCGTGTAGGTGTGTTCGTAGACGCAGGTGGTGCAGGTTCCACAGTAGAGCAAGTAAGGTTCCAAGACGGTGCCATTGTTCCTGTAACAGACAACGACATTGACTTAGGCACAAGTTCTGTAGAGTTCAAGAACGCTTTCTTTGACGGCACTGTAACTACAGATGCTCTTGTAGCAGATACCGCTGACATTAACGGCGGTTCAATAGATGGTGCTACACTTGGCACTAACAGTGCTATTACACAGGCTGTTATTGACAATATCAATATCAATGGTGCAACCATTGGACACACAGACGATACAGACCTGATGACACTGGCAGATGGTATTGTCACCGTTGCTGGTGAAGTGTCTATGACAACTCTTGACATCGGTGGCACTAACGTCACCTCAACAGCAGCAGAACTAAACATCCTTGATGGTGTAACCGCTACTGCGTCAGAGTTGAACATTATGGATGGGGTAACAGCTACCACATCTGAACTCAACATTATGGACGGTGTTACTGCTACGACTGCAGAACTCAACCTGATGGATGGTGGCACATCTGCTGGCACAACGGCAGTGGCTGGTGCTGACGGTCTT